TTCTTACCAACATAGCGGCGACCGGTCACCTTGTTCATTATAACATAGATGAAACCCCAGTGCCCATCAAGCATTTCATCCGTAACTGGCTTACCGTTATCAATCGTCCATGCTGTCATCGGACTCCTCGGACGGCGTATCAATTAGATATTCTGCACAGAAAGGACAATGAATTGGATCGGCGTTGCACTCGTCTCCATCATATACTATCTTGAAGGCGTTGTCACAATTTTCGCATTCGTGCTTTATTGTATTCATGCATTTCCTTTATTCTTATAACCATGAGGTATCGTCCTCATCGTGATATGTATGCATGTTATCTGTGGTCAGCGGAATGTCCAGCATCCAATCCGGATCCTCAAGGACGTATTCACCGGACCGCTCAAGGGCTCTATTCTTATTCAGGCGATTGGCAAAATCCGATGCGATGGACCTGGTGGCGGCTCCTTCAGGACTCGCGTGATAGGCCAATAGTTTCGCGGACTTCTGCGCCTTCAATTCATCGGACTGTGGGCGACTATTGCCGCATGATTGACCACAAAAACGCCCTCTCTTTTTATGTTGGGCGCCACATACCGGGCATGTTTTCATAATGCAATATTTATAGGAAACGTCAGTAGTGGAGTAGCACTGTGCTTTTATACAGTGGTTTCAGCAAGGATATTGCTAGGATTACACCATTATTGAAAGGATATTGCTATTATTTCAATGATTGAGCTATCTTTTGAGCCATTTCCATTAGTTCTTTATACTCATTGACCATCTCTTGGTACTTGTTTGTCTTGAATGTGATACTGCTATAGGTGGATGCTTCAAACTCTGCTTGTTTACCATTGATATAGTATTGAATTAGCTCTTGGATCTTTTGATTGATTTCTTGATTTGTCATTGGTTTTCCTTTTGTTTACCAGTCGGATTCGTCTGTGATTGATACTGTTACTGTCGTGTCATAGTTGCTTATTGGTACGTCTACGCTTGCTGTGAGGATTGTTCCTATACCGGATGAATCATCACATTCTATTGTTACTCTTGGTGCATTCGGAAATGTATCTATAAACTTCTGAATGTCTATTAGTTCTTGTCTGCTGAGGATAATTTTATTCATTTGTTGTGGTGCTCCAGAATAATTTGCTTTACTTTGTTCATTGAAAAGACTGTTGCATTAGATTCAAATGAATAACTGGATCGGATGATTCTATAGATTTCGGATGCGTCTTCTCTATTATACCAGGTGCCGATGAATGAGCCATGGATTTCTTTTAGGCCATGGAGCATACATGGATCAGTTACGTACCGATATTGATATTGCTCCCATTTTTCCGGATGATTTTTTGCGATATCACGGACATAATCTCCATATTGCCGCCAACACCCGGCTATGATCCAATATTGTGTTTTATTAATTCTAGGCACCTACTGCTCCTACTGGTTTACCATATCGGTCTAGGACCTTTCTTGCGGTGAATAGTCCTGGATTGTATGTGTTTTCGGCGTACCCGATGTGGCTTGCACTTATGATTCCATAGATTATTCTTGCGTCTTCTCTATTATACCAGGTGCCGATGAATGAGCCTCGCATGTTTCTTTGACCTCTGATTATATCAACATGCCGGACATACCGATAATCATATTGCTCCAACCTTTCTGGATGAATGTCTGTAATATGGCGGATGTATTCCACATATTCTTGGTGATTTCCTGTTATCACCCAATAGATTGGCTTACGCTTCTCATTCCAAACCAACGCCTGTAATACCCATGCTGCTACTACATCATCGTCTAACATCTTCTTCACCTGTTACGCCATATAAGATTTGCATCACATCCAGGATACAATCGTCCACTGGGTTGTGCTTTGTAATTTCAAGAAAGGAGTCCCACTTTGGATAGTCCACTTTCACATAGCCATTCTTGGTACCATACAGAAAATCTACCGCTGTACGGACATCTCGCCACCTGTAGTGTGGAAAGATATGCTCCAACTCGCATTGCTCTACGATATCATCCAGGACTAATTGATCCAGATTACCACGGGCCCATACCCAACTGTCCGGTTCATCAAAGGACCGGGCCCACTTGCACATCCTTTCATAGCCCTGTTCAAATGGTACATCAGCGGTGGATGGCTTGAAGGACTTGATCCGTACATTGTCACATTGTTTAGACCACCATTCAATGGTGCTTTTGTCGCTCTCACGTTTCAGGCGTTGGATTTGATCCGATACACTGAATTTGGCAAAGAACGTATTTGCTCGGAGTGTCTCGGGCCTTGGCTTGGACTCAGGATCAAACCAGGTACAAGCCATTGATAGAATAACAGAATTGGATCGCTTACCTAGCGTCTCCACATCAAACATAAACATTATTTACGTGCCCTTCCGCAGACAAATGCTGCTTTCAAATAATCAATAACAATCTGCTTGGTGCGTGGGTCATCACTGAAATGGCTCAGGAGCCACTCTGACCTCATGCTGAATCCTTGCAGTTCATTGAACCAATCGTCAAACTCTGGATACTCATACCGTGTTAGGATATTGCACTGTGATAATGTAAGGTCACTATAATCTGAGTGGCATGTATCACACTCATAATAAAATAGGTTGTCGGTCAGTTTTATCTCAGCCTGACCATCGCCGCAAACGTCACACGTTACTGTTTTCATTGTATATTTCCACGTTGTTCAAAATTGGTTCTTTTATTGTCTTACTTAGATGCACGATTGTTTTGAATTCTTTGCACCATGGTATATCAGTCCGAATCACGTATGTCCACAATCCGGCTTTGATTGATGTATCTATCATATGTTTCGTGCCGGTTGATGTGCCATTCCAAAATGCTATGCACTGTTCGGCATACTTAGACATTTCCACATTCCTCATGGGTCCTGCTTTGCGCCCATGTGTGTCCCAATCAGCCGGAAATAATTTCAGTTGCTTGCCATGCATTGTGGCCCAACGCTCACCAAGTGTATCAGCACCGGCTGCATGACCGGATACTACCTCAGTGATTTCAACCCATGGTGGTATTGTACTCATGTATCCACTGAAATACTTCCAGTCTTCAAAACCACGCCCACCACATATGATTGTCTTCATGAATAATCACCACTGTATTGTTTCCGTATATAATCAAAGACTCTCTTTTGGTCATACTCCCACACATCCGCAGGTGTCTTCATGTCCAATGCATAATTTGGTGTGTCCCACCACAGGTTGACCATCCGCTGGTTGCCAAGCAGAGGCAACAACAATGCATTGATCCTATCGACCTCATCATCAATTCTCATAATATTCTTTCATCTTGATATGAATAGCCCTTACCGAATACAATACCTAGGATGGTAATAGTTGTCTGTTGGTAGTAATCATATTCAAATTCTTCATAGTCAAACAACCTATCACCTATCCCAATCAGGATGTACCAGTTTTCTTCATGTTCCCAGTACTTATCATTGTCGTGTGGATTGGGCGCGGCATACCACTTGATACGATAGTTCCAGTGCAATTCTTTTTCATGTAATTCAAATTGTTGTGTGTATTTCATGAGTCTATTATACTCCAAAGAAAATCCCGAGTCAAGCTCGGGATTGATTGTTTACCTGGTGGTTAGGTTGTTATGGTTGTGCCGTGAGAATATTCGGAACCTCAGGAGGTTCCGGCAACTCATTGTAATTACCATCTGGATAGTTAGACAACATAAATTCAATGTCGGCTGCGATCCTGTTGGTGACTTCACCATCTTCGTTTAGTATTTCATATATCATATGTTTGCTCCGTTATGCAAGAAAATATTCAATGATTACACCACCAACACCACCAGCAACGGCGTAGCCTTGGTAGTTGGTGAAGCCTCCTCCACCAAATTTTCCTGCTGCGCCGCTATAACCGCCACCCGCAAATAGTCCAGCCTGCGCCGCAAAGCCATTGCCCGAGCCGCTCATGCCTCCCTGTCCAGGATGTGGAGTAATTTGACGGCCATAATCTCCCCACCAGTAGTAATAAATTCCACCGAGAGGTTGCAGTAGTCTTCCACCAAGAAAGCCATCGGAAGTATGTTCTACACCCACAAGAGCACCAGTCACTGATGCTCCTGCATATTGGACGGACGATGCTGCGGGTGTCGTTCCATATACTCCAACAGCGCCTCCTCCAAAATAATCTCCATTTCCTGCGCTTCCACCTGTCACATTCATAATATTTCCGCCAGAGGCAGTGCCTCCAGCACCACCAGTGCCTGTGGAAATTGCACCACCGTTTGCTGTCAATGTTGTGATGCCTGAGCCTGATACCGTTGTAGTGCCACCAGCTGTGCCTGGATATCCGCCTGCGCCGCCTGCACCAACAGTCAGTGTCAGCACGACACCGGAAGAAAGGGATACAAGCGACTGTGCCAGTCCTCCACCACCACCTCCACGGTACGCACCGCCGCCGCCACCGCCACCGCCACCTCCGATTGCAGTGATCAAATACTTACCTGAGACTGGTGTAGTAAAGCTGCCGGAGGTATTTGTGCTGTATTGAATTGGCACTCCGCCAGCAGCAAAAAATTGACTCATCGTACTCATGTGTTATTCCTTAATTAAAAACCCAGCCGCGTGTTGCATCGGCGTAAACAAGCTGTAACGGTACAAAGTTTGCGTCAAGTGTCATGTTCTCAGCCAATGACATAATGTTGCTACCGTTTCTTGCGATAACGGCTGTGGTTGTACCGCTACTGTTTTGTATTTTCACCCAATCTCCTGCGGTGGGAGATGAGGGCAGAGTTAGTGTCAATGATGCGGTCAACACATACGTGCGGAAAGCCACGGCTGTAGTGTTTGTACCGATTACCTGTATAATTTCTCTAGCTGAAGTTCGTATTGTGTCATCAGGAAATTTAACGCCTGTTGCTACCAAATAAGTTGCCATCTGTATATCCTCAATTGATCTTATATTTATACAGACAAAACAGTGGGATCCAGCATTGTTATCATGTTGATGAATTTAACGGCATCGTCCTCATCAATGAAATACCTCAAGAATGTCTGTCCTGTGTACTTGGACACAATGATTAATAAAACATCTGAATTTTTATGAACGGAGAATTTTATAATCCATCCGTTCTTTAGCGCAGGCTGGAAGTATGAGGTGTTACTTCTTATTTCCTGCAAAAGCAAGTTCCGTGCTCTCGATGATTTTTCTTGCATTCTTGGTAATTTCGTCCGCTACATTGGTTAGTCCATGTAAGTATGTAGCATATTCAGTACCTGCAAATTTCTTCAATGCATCGATGCCTGAGTGTGTAGCAGTTGAATTGATTTGAATAGCAGTCAGTGCTAGTTCTTTGAATTTAGTATTGTCCATTTTGTATCCTTATTGTAAAGCGATTGGTGCTTTGCTGAATAGATGTTTTATCTCAGCGATTGTTGATAGAATTGTTTTTAGCATGTTATATGGTGTCCTCGTTAGTGAGCAACACCATACAATTATATATCAGAAAATGTTGTATTGCAACATGATTTTACTAGAGTACCGAGTCTAATCAATCTTATAGGCAGTACGTAGAATTTTCACTTGATCATTTGGTGCTAGATATGCACGAACACGGAAGGTGCGAGTAGCACGGGCATGATCCTCAACCATAGTAAACTCTACCAGTTTGTTTTCTAACATGTATTCCAGCATTTCCATTAGTAAACGCTTTTTTATCTCTTCTTTGCCGCCAACAACATTGTTCATCATATCAATTGCATCCAACTCAGACACCATATATGAACCAACAACCATTTTGCCACCGATAGGATAGTCATGTGAAGTGAACGTTACATCATTCATCTTTGTTCTTTATGTTCATCATAATTGCAAGCGATAACATGAACCACCAGCCAGACCAGTCATGCACCGCAACAAGCCATGCTGTGCCTGCAACAATTGCAAAATTGTATATCAGTACGGCAACGCCGAGCATGGTCTTACTCATAGTTTTTTGACTTGTGCCCAACCAATATCAGTTGTTGGTCGTATCATGTGAATTGTGCCATCATCACACAATGCAAACAGCATTATCTGTCCTGTGCCGGTGGTTGATGTTGCGATTTGGATAGCTTTGCGATCCAACTCTTTTACTTTCTCTTGTTTAGCTTCAGTTGCCATTTTCTTCTTCCTTTGTTTTGAATGCACGAATTATATCATACACGCCATCGGCGCTTTTGTCAATGTAAATTTCTGGTCCAAAGCCAGCATACTCAAACTTATGATCACCAACCAAATCAAAGGCATCAATCATAATTTCTGGTTCACCCATTACGGAGTGGTATTCAGCATCGTAAGAGTAATACAGGTCTTCAAGTTGGTGAATTAAATCAATCAACTTCATTTACCAAACTCTTTCAGTAAGTCCTCAACAATTTGCTTCTTGATGCCACCAATCATGCCATGATCATATGTGGTAAACGTTTTCTTTTTGCAAGACTCTTCAACCGATTGGATAACTTCCTCAAGCATCCTATCATATAGGCCTTGAAGTTGTTCATCATACAGTGAGGACCAATCGATGTTATCTGGACCAGGACCATATGGTTCATTGTCCCAGAATGCAAAGCCTGCATCTCTAGCTAGTTCTTGAAGTTTTTTGTTTAATGTCATAGTGACTCCATTATAATACAAAACAGAGCAGTTGTAAAGCTGCCCTGTTCATTTTTACCTTATGCCCAAACGTCATCCCATGTGCCAGACAAGGCACCTTTGGCATAGTCTGTGCTCCGATTCTCAAAGAAGTTGGTATGTGTAGGAGCATTGATCATTTCTTCCACCCATGGTAATGGATTCCTCTTGACCTTAAAGATACCTTTCATACCCAAACCAATCAGTCTACGGTCAGCAATGTAACGGATGTATTTCTTCAATTCATCCTTGGTCAGACCTTCTCCCTCTGCGATACCGAAAGCCAAATCAATGAATCTATCTTCCAATTCTACCATTTTCTCAGCGATGGTGTAGATGGAGCCTTTGAGTTCATCGTTCCAGATTTCTGGATTCTCACCGATGTATGTCTTGAACAATTTCATCATGTTCTCGGCATGCATCGTTTCATCAACGATAGACCAGGTAACGATTTGACCCATGCCTTTCATCTTACCATGGCGTGGGAAGTTCAACAACATAATGAATGAGCTAAACAATTGCATACCTTCAGTGAATGCACTGAACACCGCAATGTGCCTTGCTGTGTTTTCTTTAGTGCCATTCTTGTTTGAGATATCTAGCACATAGTCATGCTTGTCCTTCATCTCCTGATACGATAGAAATTCATTGTAGGTTGTTTCAGGCAGACCAAGAGTTTCAATCAAGTGACTATATGCAGCCACATGCAATGCTTCCCGTGCTGCGAAGCCCAACAACATCATACGAACTTCTGGCTGTGGGAAGTATGGAAGATAGTTCTTCACATAACCACCAGCAACGTCAATGTCACCTTGTGTGAAGAATCTAAAGATGTTTGTCAGAAACTTCTTTTCATCATCAGTAAGTCTTTTCTTCCAGTCCTTGACGTCCTCCATCATCGGACATTCTGTATGCAACCAGTGACTCTGTTCGTGTTTCAACCATGCATCGTAGGCCCAAGGATAAGAAAATGGTTTGAACGAACTACGTTCATCAGTCAGTTTTGATTCTACATTTTTCTTTGTCATTCTTTTATCCAATTTTCTAATTTATCTTTTGTCACCAGGCCGACCATTCTACGAACTTCGATGTTTTCATCAAGCATGACCAGTGTAGGAACCGATCTGATTCCATAATCAACAGCCAATTCAGACTGTTCATCAATATCAATGACTTCAATCGGTAGGTTGGTGTCAACACCATCTATCAATTTAGCCATAGCTTTGCATGGTTGGCACCATGATGCGGTGAATCTCAATACTTTTCTCATATCAGCACCATGATGTTTTAGCTTCGCCGTAGTACTCACGGGCAAAACCATTTGTTATCAACATTTGACGCAGGCTCTTGCCGTCAAGCAAAATATCACCCAATACACGCCCACCATATTTGTCCCAACCCATCAATACAACTTGGCGTTTCTGTGCCCCATTGATTTGTGCCTTAGTGAATGCAGTTGCAGCTTGACCACGTGCATCTTCACTTGGGCACATTGCGCGATGACCCTTCTCAGGTGTATCAACACCAAATACACGGACACTCAATTCCTTTTTCAGAGGCTCAGGCAACCAGTTAGCTTGAAACGCCACTGTGTCACCATCAATTACTCTGGTCAATACTGCATCATATGCAACACCAGCTTTTTCTTTTTGTGCAAAACTTGCGATTGCGGTTAGTGCTATCATAGCACCGATTATTATTTTTTTCATTTTTATTCCTTTTGTTATTGGCAAGCTAGGCATTCATCACCACCAATGATTGCACTCAAGTCCAATTCTTTGATGATTTCACGCTCAATGCGCTTTGATACCTTATCCGCTTTAGCCAACTTCTCACTGCGGCAATAGTACAAAGTCTTCAACCCACGTTTCCATGCTAGGAAATGGCAAGCATGGATATACTTGATGTGTGCATCTGGACGGAAGAATAGATTCAAACTCTGTGCTTGATCAATGTATGGCTGTCTATCTGCGGCGTGTTCAATGACCCAACGCTGATCAATCTCCATAGAAGTCTTGAACACTTCACGATCATTTTCATTCATCCATGTTAGGTGTTGCACCGAGCCATCGTTGGCAATGATTGACGACCAAACTTCATCAGCCCAGCCATCTGTATGAGTCTCAGCTTCTTTCTGAATGATCTTGTCCAACCAACGATTCTTGTTCAGTGAAGAACCACTCAGTGTGTCTTGGCGATAAGCATTTGCGCGGTATGGTTCAATGGATGGTGATGTATTGCCCATGATGATGGACGATGATGCATTTGGTGCAATAGCCCACATGTGGCTGAATCTGCGGCCTGTGCCGACAGCATCAGGTGCCTCACCTCGCTCTTTACCCAACTCAAGATTAGCAACAGCGCCCTTTGTATGGATGTTCTTGAACATCTGGATGTTGTATGACTTAGCCATCACACCTTCAAATGCAATTCCCTTTTTCTGCAAGAATGCATGGAAGCCCAGTGCACCGATACCAATGCTTCGCTCACGCATAGCAGAGAATTTAGCCCTTGCGATGGTGTCTGGTGCATTGTCGATGAAGTATTGCAAAACGTTGTCTAACATCTCTGCGATATCACGAATGAATAGTGGATCATCTTTCCATTCATCATAGTACTCCAGATTCACGGAAGACAGGCAACACACCGCGGTGCGGTCTTTGTTTGTTGGAAGAATGATTTCAGAACACAGATTGGATTGTGCAATCTTCAAGCCCAAGTCTTTCTGAAACTGTGGCATTGCACGATTGCTTGTGTCAATGAAGTGGATGTATGGCTCACCTGTCAACATACGCATTTCAAGGACTTGTTGCCACAACTCTTTAGCTGATACTGTATCACGAATGGTGTTATCATGTGGATCACGGAAGTGCCAACTATCATCAGCATTTGGATCCAACATAGCCTGCTCAACCAATTGCATGAAGTCATCGGTGATATTGATACCGTGATGCAAGTTCAAGGCCCGCATATTTGGATCACCAGTTGGCTTCCTCATATCCAAAAATAGAGGAATATCTGGATGGCTAATATCAAGATAAGCGGCATAAGAACCGCGGCGAGTACGGCCCTGCCTATAGGCGAGGCTTGATGCATCATAAGTCCTAAGATGAGGCATGATGCCAGTAGACTTGTCATCAGCAGAACGAATAGCGAATCCAATTCCAATACCTCCGCCGAGCATACTCAGCCAGTTTACCTCCGAGAGACAATCCACCAAACCTTCTGCACTATCGTGGAGATATGGTAGAAAGCAAGAAATAGGTAGGCCCCGGCTGCTACGACCAAAAGAAAGGATAGGTGTAGAATAGCTGAGCCAATGCTTAGAAGAATATTCATACAACCTCTGAGCATGTGCTTGATTAGATCCAAAAGTTTTGCTGACAAACGCGAATCTCTCCTGTGGTGATTGTTCCTCATCTTTCATGTAGCTTTCTTTAAGGCGCTTCCTACCTAAATCATCGAATAGATTATCCCGAGAATAATCCACTCTAATATCGTGAACGATACTTTCCATCTTGTCTCCTGTTATTATTTTGATACGAACTCTTGCGCCAAAGGAAATACCTCAGCGATCACTTTGGCAATTTCAATTGCCATTTCCCTGTGTTCTTTTTGCGTTGCTTTTTCAGAGCGGACTTCTATGTAGTGAATGAAGGAACGCAGTGTACCATTGATGTACATGCGTGACACGGTATTTCCTTCGGGTAGAATGGCTCTGGCTTGCTCTTTTGCAATACCCTTTTCCATTGCCCAAGCATAGACTTCCTTTGATTTTTGAATTAAATCTCGCTGTAAATTTTGCCACTGATATGCAATCTGACGATGACTATCATTATTCATATCAAGTTCAATTGAATTTTGACGATTCTTGGTGTCTTGCAGCCTCGCTTCACGAAACACAAAATCTAGGTCCTTAGTTGGATCAGCATATCGTTGGCTAAACTCCTGAAAAGAGAATGACCTGTGGCGTAGAATCTGTCGGGCGATATCGCGGGTAGTTTCAACTTCAACACATGCAGACACCATCTCCAGAGGACTCCAGTGCTTATTCTTGACCAAGTAATTGATCAGTTTTGTGGATGTTTCTGTGTTTAGTTGGTTTGCAGGATTTGATACTCTTGCACAAAATGCAATTAGTTCTTGCATATCATATAAGCCTTCATTGGCAATCTCACGGGAGGGTTTACTATAGCTAATCAGTCGCGCTTTCATGTTATACTTTCTTCCAATAATTAAAATTAATTTGTGCTTCGATACCTTTGAAGGTGTTATTACTTATGATATCTTCTATTTCATCAGGTGATATCCCACTCATAACCATTTCATTGATATCTTTGCCGTCTACGGTGTCGGGCCATACAACGATGTTATGGCCATGTTTGATTGCATCGCCCATGAGATTGACGATTTCTCTATTTCTAGGTTCATTGTCATATATCAGGACTGTCTTTTCAGCATTCAATTGCTTTGCTGTGATGGTCAAGCTGGAATCTCCAGAGCCAACACAATTGTCCAAGAACAACGAGTCAATCGGTCCTTCGACAATCTTTATGGGTTGAGATATATCTATGCGGTCTAGGCCATAGATTAACTTGTTCTCACTGGTATTTGTCTTGATAGTGACATAGCGCAACTTATAGTCAGCAGTCACCAACGCACGACCGGATACACCAATCAGTGCGTTATATGAATCATAGAACGGTATGACCAGTCTTGCATCAGCGGTGATCTTATCTTTGCCATGGTCAGGATATACCTCATCACAGAACTTTTTGTAGTTTGCAGTGAAGTATAGATTCTTGTAATGCTCTAGTGGAATCTTACGATTCTTCAAATAAGAAACACAGAAGTGTTGGTCAGGTAGCTTATCGCATCGTTCGGCATTATCGAAAATCTTTTTCTCTACCTTACCAAATCTGGTCACAGGAACATCAAACAATGTTCGGCGAGTTGATACACCATTGTATTCACCAGACTTGTATTTCTCTAGGACATATTCTTTGTGGATGGTACCATCAAGTCGCTTGATAAAATTACCAAGAGACATACTCTCACCACAGTTGTGGCAAAGGTAAAAAAGACCATTTCCGCGCCGGTAGATATACCCACGCATCTTGGTCTTGTTTTTGTGTGAGTCCCCGCATAGAGGACAACGGACGTTGAATAGGTAATCAGACTTGCGCTGATACTTATTGAAACGGTGTGTGATTCGTTGAACGAATGATAGATCGGTGGACAGACTCATAGCTATACATTATATACACATCCACCAAAAAGTCAAGCTAATTGAATAGTTTACCTAGTGTTGCTAGATTAACATTTGTTACCAGCCATGCGAATATGACTACACCACCGGTAACAAACCATTTCCATTCAAGGATCTTTTTTAGCGCGGAATCTTCTTCCTTATTATGCTTGGAAATATCAGCCCTCAGTGACTTGATTTCCTCCATAATACGGCGTTCCGTCAATTCTATCTTATCTGATAGGTTCCTGTCAACTGTGGAGATGCGAGAATGCATCTCCTTTATGTCTGCAACCGTGTCACTTTTTCTTTTTTCCATATCATTATAGATTTGATTGACGACACGATCATGATTGTCCATGAGTCTATCGATAACTTTGTCCATTTTATCACAAAGCACAGTCAGTGATGAAACCTGTGTCTTTAGAACACCCACATCCACTTTCATATCGATACACTCTTTTTCGTCAGACATTATTTTTTCTCTGGAACTTTAGTGCCTTCAAGTTTCTTATGAATCTTGATTGTCTTGCAGACTTCTTTTACTTTACCAGATTTTGCGTCTTTTTCTTCAACGCAAACTTTTTTAGTTTCTGGTTGTTTGTCCGTTGCATATGCTGGAATCAGTGCAAAAGCCAACACAAGTGATGCAATTAGTTTTTTCATGAGTTTTTCTCCGTTTTCTTATTTATAGATGCGAATTTCTCAGATGCAGTGAATCCAAGACCAGCCATTGTCAAATATATCATACCCTCAAACATGTATGATTCCACTTTGTAGTCCCAAAATAGATTAGCAATGAATGCTGTACCACATAACACAAATGCTAGAAAAGTCACAACTCTCTTACTACTAAGAGAATTGTTATGTGAGTCGTCTAGCATCCCGTTTAGCATTATAGCTCCGGCTGTGGTGCAGGTGCAGGTGCTGGCTTGCCGCCGTAGCCCATGATAACTTGTCCAGCTGGTGCAGGTGCTTCAACATTGAAAGATGTCTCTGCTCTCATAACAGGTGCTACAGATGCTTTAGCAGGCTCAGCTTGTACTCTTGCAAACTCAACAGTATTCTTAGCGGCCGAATTAGCATTATCTTGTGCTTGCTTCATCATAGCCATCTTTGCATCATTCTCTTCTTTAGTGCCGCCAGCAAGCATAATGCCTGATAGTGTACCAGTCAAGAAAGTGGCAATAGGCACAATCAACTCAAAGAATTTCTGATCAATTGGGCTGATAGCATTCAGTGGTTGTGTCACAAAAATTAGTGAGTACAACACAACAAATACGATACCAGTTAGAGTCAATGCAAGACATACGCCGATGAAAAACTTCAATCGGGCCATCAATTGCTCTTCGGTGTACATTACATTATTTTGCACAGGCTTCTCCTTTAGCTGGCGCTGGGCAAGTCGCTGGCGCAACTGCTCCCAAAACATTTTTATTTTCATCTGGTGGTCCTAATCTAGGGTCTCTCTGCCCTTTGAATACATGTTCAGGGCAAGTTCTTGTCACATCACATGCTGGTTTTTGACAAACTGGTTTATCCCAGTTTTCTGGATTTTGGCAAGGATAGCGAAATCTATCACCACCAAAAATAGCTAGTGCTAGAGGTAAAAGAATTAATACACCTAGCCACTTAAATAATTTCACATCACTGTTCATTAGTGTGCTCCCAAGACATGGAGCGCATGTTCATAATGCTTGATACGATCCTCAAGACCAATAGTGCCGCCGTTGATTCGCTTTGTCAATGTAACAATATCACCCTTGTCAGCCCACTGATTCAGATTGTTTGTTTCCCAGAACCAGCAAGCTGATTGTGCAGCACCTTCAAACGTCAACAGATATTCGGACGCATCTTCTACTGAAATTTGTAGAGATTCTGCAAACCATGTGTAGTTGCTCTTGCCCGTCAATTGAATCAAGCCCTTGCCAGCATAGCGCCAGCCGTCACCAGTTTCTGGTGCACCATTGCCCATACGATTAGCATACACCAGATTAGCAATAGCTTCCTGCTTGTTTGGCTTACTTGCATATTCGTTTGCCATAGCATCAGTTGGAAAATACTTTGGAAAAATCTTGCGTAGAGTTACAGCCTTATAATTCAGATTTTCTTTGAGTACCATGAAGTTACCAGACTCATGGGCACACTGTGCAACAAATGCTGCGATACGCTGTGGTGTATTGATGTTATAATCAGGCAGCAATTGTGACAGCGCGGCATGCCAGTTGTCGATGTATGGATTCTTCGGTAGAAGTTTCCTTAGTTGGTCTTTAGTTAGTTCCATTATTGTAACACCTCAAATATTTTTTGTTGTTTTTCATGCCACTCAATCCATGCATCCATTTTGACTGCACAGCTATAATACATGTTGTAATTCTCGGTAACATTTTTTGCAATATCACTCAACTTTGCGTCCTCAGCTAACAGCTTCAGTGGAGCACATTTTTGTTTCAGCATAAGTGGAGCATCTGGAAATTTCATAGTGACGGGCACAGTTGTTGAACAACCCACCAACAGAAATACCATAAAGCATGTTATGATTGATTTCATTTTTTTGCATCCGGCGGTGTTGCTGCTTTGTTCAGTGAAATTATGAATTCTTTAGGTATTTCACACTCACCGCCAGCGATAAATTTTGTGTCGTACTTGATAACCTCTTTGTCAACATACTTGATAACTTCTTCACCACGCTCTTTAACGATCTTTGTATTGTTGACCACTTTCTCAACAATTTTGACATTCTCTTCCGCAGCTTTGGCTTGCGCTTCAGCGACTTTGATTTGAAGTTCCTTAACTCTTGCTTCCCACTGTTCGTTGTTACTGATTGCACCTGCCATGTAAGTGCCCAATGCTATCAAAATAATAGACACCATCTGTATCGGTGTCTTATAGACATATACAAACGGAATGAACTTCATGACAAAAGTTGCAGCAAGACCTAATACACCAGCTAAAAAGCAAGCATAGAAAATCCAGTTAGGAAGCCATTGCAAAATCCACATTTTAGTTGCCTCTGCCGTATCTCAGGTATACCATTGCACCAGTTTGTTCATCTTCTAGCACAATGCCTTCTTTCCAGTTGGCATTAGCATAGTCTGCAATCTCTTTGGACACACCAGAATCACCAAGATAGGATTCAAATCTGGCGCCCTTACGTTTCAGCATCTTAGCCATGACAAAGGATTTGGATGGCACAGTGAATACGGTAGAACCAGCAAACTTCTTACGTTTAATGCCTGGTTCAGCTTGATTTGGAATATTAGGGTTTGGCACACCGATACCAGCTACATTACCACCACCTACAGAGTTTGTTGGAGCATCTTCTTTTATTGTCATTTTATTTCCCTAAGAACCTCAGCAACTTTCATGTCAACATCTATGTCTGACGATATGATGTTATTGCCTCTAATACCCATAACAACACTCGGCATGTAATTTAGAAACAGCAGATATGTTTTGAGTGTGTGGTAATCCTCTTTATGTACCTTGAAAAACAACATTCTAGTAGCAACTTCAACACCAAAAACATTGTATAGCACTATCAAGTGATTGATGACAAGACGCTCACGCATCTCGCCTTCTTTTCGATAACGATAGAACAGGCGCTTCAAATAATTGAACCGCTTCATGTCTTCTTTGAACTCACTCATAATGCAATTAGGCTTATCATAAGCCTTGACTGCATATAGTAGGATGTTCTCACTAGTCAAATCATCAAAAGACATTTTAGCTTTCGTCTTCCCCTTCCAGTTCAGACATTGCTTGCTCTACACCACTTTCATCCATAATCTCAGCATAAAAATCATAGTATCCATCATCCGTTGGATAATACAGAATATACAGAAAACTATCGCCAGATAAGTGTGTTGCTAATTCTTCACCTTCAGTGTTCAAATCATAAAGGGACTCAAATGCGATTCCCTCAAGATAAAGTATTTTACGAATCTTTGCGATACCCGATTCTGGTGTCAAGACAGGCTGAGTTAGCTCAACCATCAACAACAGATTGAGTTTACCCTGCGTTACTGAGTCAATGGAGACTTCATCTCCACCATCCATTGACTCCGTGATGAATTCTTTGAAATTCATTAGCTGTCTGCAAACACTGTGTCATCGGAAGCGTCAGCAACACCTGCTTGACCGATGCTGCCCATAGCAACAAGAGTCTCTGTGTGTTCGCGCCCGACACGACCACCCATGGTGATTGTAATTGATACGTTAGAGTTTGGCACCGCGCCGATTGTTGGTGCAGCCAAGTAGTTACCACCAGTTGTCAGTGTAATACCAGTAATCAACTTTGCACCGTTTGTAACGATACGTGCGTTAGCGGAAGTGTTACCTGTGCCACCGCCAGTGAATGTCAAGAATACGTTACCGTCAGGTGAGTATGAACTTGCATTCGCTGTAAGTGTTGCAACAGGACCTGTGCCTTGCTTTACAACAACCCAACCTGCGTGTGCTCCTTTTGGATTAGCCGCAACGCCCTGTTCAGTACTGTCAACACCGAAAATGCCAACAGCTTGTCTAGGTGTGAATGCACCGATAGTTGTGCTACCAAACAGTGTTGCTCCGTTTGCATTGTTAGTAGCTGCAACGCCTGCGTGTTTTGGTGCCGCGTTGCTTGAATCTGATTTTGCCCATAGTGTCATTTATGACTCCTTTTGTTATTGTTTATTTATGTTTTGATGATCTGTGATGATAGCTCAGGTTCAGCTTGGAATGTATCAGCTTTTTCTTTGCTAGATGACTTAGAATTCTTAGCCAAATCTTTTACGATGCCAGCAGTCTTAGACAGTGAACGTTTCGCAGGTGTGCTTGTTTTCTCAAAAGAATCTTCCGGCTCTTGCTCTTCTTTTAGACCTGCTTGTTTACGTGCAGCAGTCTTTGCGAGGTGCTTAACTCTAGACATTGCTGTGTGTTTTGCGCCAGATTTGTCTGTTGTCACTTTTGTTGTATTTTTGGTATAAGGACCATCAAATGGAACCTCATAACGCTCTTTACCCAAGTCTGTTGCAGTTTGTTCAGCAGTAATGATAGGTGTAGGCTTCGCAGGCTTCTTAGCTGGTCCGGATGTGAAACGACCAGCGTCCGGATTCTCGTTGGAGTTGCTAGTTTGACCAACTTCTTCCGCCACAACACTCTCAGCTTTGTACTTCTTAAACATATCAGTACCTTTTCTTGGTGCAAGACCTTGTGTGCGATATGCAGCAGCAGAAACAGCAGCGTATCGTTTTGTCTTCTTACTCGCCTCAGCGTTTGTGCCGGTGCCAGGCAATTCTCTTGCGCTGTCCATTGCTTTATTGACATAGGAGCCAAGAGTTTTCTTTGACAACTCATCAATCTGCTCAACTTCTTCCTTCATCCCTGTACGGCGAGACTCACCTTCAATGTATGAGTGTAGTGATTCTACATCACTTTGAACTTTAGATAGTTTGTTCTGATACCACTCTTCAATTTCACCACCCATCTCAATGAACTCAAGAATTTCTTCAGCGGCATACTTGATGAAGTGTAGTTGCGTTTGGGCCATCTCAGTTTTTTCGGTGGTATCCGATTCAGCTTGCTCATTGATTTCAGCTTGTTTCAGAATACCTTTGACCAATGGTGCCTTTAATTGACGATGACGTGGAACTGGAATGTGGTGCTTTGCTTCTGGATGTGTGTATACATCGTGGCTACCTGATGTGCGCGAAAGTTTCCAACCACGCTTCTTCAGATGTTGATGCACAGCACGGGTATCCATGTTAGCACCAGGCATTTCATCTAGTTGCTCAACATCAACAGACTCATCCCACTGCTTACCACGTGCCGCATTTCTAGCCGCAGATTTTGCACCATAGTTTTGTTGCAGTCTCTCAGCATCATACTTATGTACTGTAGCGCCTTTGACTTTCTTTGCAACGTTCTCGGCATGAGACTTGGTATCAAATGTTTTCCAGTGACGACCATTGACATGTACTGAGTGATAGTCTTTGGCGTCAGCTTCGGCCAGTTCAACCTCTTCATTAGTCTGTGAGTTTTTCAAATCCTTCTCGGATGGTGCACCCTCTGAGCCAGGCTTACGCATACGTTCACCTGAACCTTTTTTGATTCTTTCACGCTTGGCATGAATGTTGTCCCACAGACCAGCTTCTTCAATGGTTTCTTCTTCTTTGATGGATTTGCCAGCAGATTTATCACCATAAGTTGCCTGACGTTTTTTAGCAAGGTCGAGCTTATCTTTGACAGCTTTTCCCAACTTCGGATCAGCCTTCAGCATCCATCCTGTTCCAAGAGACTTTTTACCCTCTTCCAAAATGTCCTCACCGCGGACAAGACTTGCAATCTGCTTGAAACTTCTCATATTACTCTCCCTTGGCTTGCTTGGTGGCCGTAGCGTACATAACAGACTTAGCATCTTTGCCATAACGCTCTTTGAAGCCAGCAATGTTCTTCTTCATGCCTTTGACATTCTTTTCCAATGCAGCCTTTTCAGCGGTGGTCAATGAACGCTCTTCAATTTGCTCAACTTCTTCCTTAGCTAAACGATCAACAGCTTTGCCCATGTTTTCGCGGCGCTTCCAAGACTTAGCAAAAGTTTTATCTGCTTTCTCCATGCTCTTTCTAGCATCATTGTAGCGTGAATCTTTACGTGCAGCTTCTGAATCATTAGCATGTTGACGAGTCAATGCGCCCTTGTGTGCAACATCATGAGATGCTTTCTTGACATAGGATGCTAGTGTAGACTTCTTTAGTTCATCTAGTTGTTCAAATTCTTCAGTTTGCATGAAGTTTTCAACATCTTCAACAGTAAATTCAAGTTCATCTAAGTTTTCATATTCTTCTCTAGTCAAACGTTTAACAGC